ATTCCATTATCTTCAAGATATGGAAAAAATACATTTTTATAAAAAAGTTCAAAATAATCATGAAGATGCTTTGAACCTTTACGTGCTCCGTAATGAGTGTCTGTTATGACAGCAATCCGCATAATCAGCGACTTCCTCTATACTGAACATTATCCTTAATTGAGTTATATTCAGAACTTGATCCTGCAAGAGCAGTATCATCAACCATCATAACCTCATCAAATCCTGTTCTTTCAATAATCTTTGTCTTAATATCTAATTGCTTCTTCTCCTTCTGAATCCGTCTCAAGAAGGCATAATGAATAATTTGGGTAAAGTATGCAAAAGGATTCCTTGACTTCTCTGGATCGAAGTTATGAATGTATTGTACACAATTTTCAATACCATCGGATATCATATCTTCCCTAAACATATAATTAACAAAGTTCGGTTTATACGACAAATGAGTAGCAATCTTTAAAAAACATTCACCAAGATAATTTGGAATGGGGGGTTTACCCTCCCATGGTCCTGACTTGGGAGGATCTTTCTCATACTTTTTTACAAATTTTCCTCTTGCTATAGAAACTTTTCCTCTATAAACAATCATCGCCTCCAACAATTCTTTATTATTTACATAATGCTCAGTCTTTTTCTTAGGCATAACATTTGATATCCTTGATTACTTTATAAGTAATTATAGCATACTTTTCGGGCTTGACAAAGTGCTCAATTATACGTAGAATAACTCTGTTAGGGTTGAAAGGGATTAATTAGCTTTCTTTTTTATCTTGAGTTATATTATAAATTTCTTCAAGGTATTTACGAGCATCATTTACAGTTGATATATATCCCATCTTCGAAGATGGATGTACAAGTCCATTTGGTGTATGTATTTCCATTTTATTATCTTCTGAAATAAAATTATTATAAATCTCAATTAATTTGTTATCTTTAGATTCAGTCATAGTAATGATTTTATCTGATGTAACTAAAAAGATATCATCTTCTGATAATTCAATCCATGGTTTAACTTTAATATGTGCTCCATGACCATTTTGGAACATTTGCATAATAATTGGGTTTTGAAGAACTATTACAGGATCTCCATCATTCTCATCTATTGTCACCAATGAAAATATTTCTTCTCCTGATATTAACTTTATTATAGAATAAAATTCTTCGCCCATTAGTTTTTAAAAGGTATGTTTACTATATCATAGTTAAATTTTTCTTCATTATATACTTTAATTCTTTCTATAAGATGATTAAGTGTATAATTCCTCCGTGATCTATAACTAATATCATCAGCAATATCATATAAAGTTGCTCTTGTTTTACGTTCTCCTTTTCTAAGAACTCTACCGATTGATTGAAGATTTCGTATTCTAGATTTAGAAGGTGATGCAAATATTACATTGTGTAGATTTTTGATATTAATTCCGGTAGAAAAGGTTCCGTAAGAGGCAACGATAATAGCATTATTCTCTTGCTCAGTGATTTCTCGAACTTTCTCTCGGTCTTCGGTTTCCACTCCACCATGAACAAGAAAGACATGACGATTTTCAATGTGGTTATTATTATTTATTAAATCATAAAGAGGTAAACCATGCCCTTCTACTCTTGCATATAAAATAAGAGTATTACCTTTTAAATCTAAAGCAAGATTTTTAATAAAGTTATTTCTACGATTGTGTCCAATAATATACTGCACCTCTTCCTCAAAATTTTCAAATTTATTCGGTGAGTGTTTCAATAGAAGCACGTTGATATCCAGTTTAGCCAAATGCCCTTTCTTCATTAACTCGTCAGTTTTAATGATCTTATAGGACGGTCCAAACAATCCCTCAAGAACCCATTTATGAGTTTGAGTTCCATCAAGTGTTCCTGTAAATCCGTAACGATACTTAGCATCCGCCAACTTAGTCATTATAGATATAAGAGATTTTGATTTAAATTGATGGGCTTCGTCACCAACTACTACATTGAACCTTTCAAAATATTTACGTGGGAGTTTGTATATCGACTGCCAAGTTGTTATGATTACCTGAGAGTCTGTCTCCCTTTCCTTACCAGCATATATCTTGTGGCAATATGAACCAACGTCCCAGCCGTAGTTTGCAAAATCTTTATACATCTGCTCTACTAGGGAAGTCGTCGGAACAACTATCAGAGTACTTTGCCCTTTCTCAACGTAATATCGAACAATCGAATATATCATCAGAGATTTTCCCGAAGCAGTTGGGGATATCAACAGCTTTCTATTATGTCTTAGAGCATCGTATACTCCCTCAACTTGATAAGATCTAGGTTTATAATTACAAATAGCATTCATATAATCTTTTACACCCTCTTTTGAAATCATTTTATTGACTTCAAAAGGAAGACCATAATACTTACTATCTACAAATTCATAAGTATATTCATGATCTTTACAAAATTGAATTATCTTATCTAATAACCCAACATATACCTCTCCTTTCTGTGTATTAAATAACCTTATTTTTCCATCCCAATGTTTATTTCTATATGCAGGAGAAAATTTTGCACCAGGAACTTCGAAAGTAAACTGGTCTGCTAATTCATAATAAACATGTATTTCTGCTTGAACATGAAGATACACTTCATTCTTCTTTGATATAACCAAATGGGACATAACATAATGTTCATTTGCAAATATTTATCTTTACTAAATAAATTAGTTTTGTTCGTAAATAATGACTGCTCTGATTGATCCCCAAAAATATACCAAGACTGTTGACCTATTGAGGTCATTTTTTTTGGCTAAAGGTTTTTTTGAAGTCCATACTCAAAACCGTTTAAGTATCCTTGCTGCCTGTGAAGATCCAGAAACAGTAGCCACTTATAATTATAACGGTAATATCTGGCCCTTACCACAAACAGGTCAAATGTGGTTAGAATATGAATTGTTGTCCAATCCTTCTGCGGAAGGATTTTTTTGTGTCTCAACGTCATATAGGGCAGAACCAAACCCTGTTGAAGGAAGACATGAAACAATCTTCCCTATGTTTGAGTTTGAGATGAAAGGTGATGTGTATGACCTCAAATCAATGGAAGTCGAATTGTGTGAATACCTTGGACTGCCTAAACTTGACATTAAAACTTATGGTAATTGGGCAGACAAATACAAAGTACGTGAATTAGATCACGGACATGAGTCTGCTATTAGTACTGGTATGATTACTGACTTCCCTGAATGGACATCACCATTCTGGAACATGGGAAGAAATCCTGATGGTACTAGTAAAAAGATTGATGTGATACTCGGTGGTATGGAAACCATCGGTAGTGCTGAAAGGAGTACCGATAAGGACCAGATGAGAGACACCTTCCATACTATTTCTGATGGTCAATATGCTGACTTACTTTATCAATTATTTGGTAAGGAAAGAGTAGAGAAGGAGCTTGAAGAATTCCTTTCATTTGATTTCTTCCCCCGTAGTGGTGGAGGTATTGGTATGCAACGTCTTATGTCAGCACTCAGCTGACACTCAATGCAACCTGGTGAAATGGTAAACACAGGCGTCCGTTTAACGTCCGATCAATCATTATCGTGGTAGGTCTTCTTGGTTCGAATCCAAGGGTTGCAGTTTAAAAATCTATTTATCCATCCCAATACTTATTTTTATAGGCTGGTGAAAACTTCGCACCAGGAACCTCAAAGGTAAATAGATATTTATTTAACTCTCTCAAGTGCTTTTTTAACAGCTGATGATCTGGTAATTTTTTTTCCTCCAGTATCTTTAGAATTTTTCTTTAAATTATCTGCTTGAGTTATCACCCTTCTATTATCAGAAGCATCTCCTGGATGTATCTTATGCCATCTATCACTATGCTTCTTTCTATTTGATTGTCCTTGTATATGATCTACATCATGTTTCTTACCAGTTTCTTTAGTTTTTTGAGCTCTTTCTGCTTCTTGTGATTTCTTTCTTCCTCTTTCAATGCTTATTGCTTTTCTTGCAGTTTTTTTATAATCAGGATGAAGATTTCTTTTTCCATGATCTTCCAACTCTTTTTGCTTTAAAGGTTTTAAATTTTTAGCTCTTGTAGATGCTTGTTTTTTTCTATTTGATTTTTTAACTCTTCTCCACTTTGGATTGGCAGTGCTTCCTGCGTTATTAAAAACATACTCTGGATCATTTCCGAAATGCTTTTCTGCTTCTGCTCTACTAGAGAATGCTTCATTAACTTTTTCAGCATCTTCCTTTGAACGTATAGTTTTTGCTTCTAAAAATTGTTGAAAAGTTTTCATTTATATAAACAGTTTTAACTATTTATTACATCCCTGCTTGGAATTTCATAAACTCAATTGCATTCTTAATCTGGAATGTTCTATTAGATACGTTCTTAATAATTTCCTCAAGGAATTTTAAAGTTGCATCATAATATCTAATCTTAAGATCTAACTGTGTCAATTTATCATCTGCCTCTAGATGCCTC